ACTACCGGGTGTCGGGCACCGACTATCGGACATCGACGCTGAACTACCGGGGCCTCACAGCCGGTGTGACCGGGACGACGACGATCACGTTGACCGACGAGAACAACGTGTCCACGGCAATGGTGCTGACCGGCACAGGTGTCGAAACCGCGTACTCGGCTGCTGATCCGGCGTCGGAGACGTTCGTTGTGAAACTCACGTTGGCTCGGAGTTCGACTACCACGGCAGGCCCGGTTCTTGAACGCTGGTCGTTGCATGCGAGACCGCAACCTTCAAGGGTCGAAGAGATCATTGCGCCGCTCGTCATCCAGGGCCGGGTCGCCACATCGCATGGTGCGGGCGCTCCGGTCGGCTACGACAGCCAAGACGAGTATCTGGCTTTGAGAACACTGGTTACGACAGCGAAGTCCGTGACGTTCCAAGAAGGCGACCGTTCCGAAAGCGTGACGGTTGAAGACCTACAGATGGAACCGGTCAGGTACAGCCCTGATGGTTCGTTTTGGGAAGGAACGCTGATATGCCGACTGCTGACGGTCCCATAGACCTAGAAACATTCGCGGCTACCAACGGTCGCCGGTATGCAACCCGTTGGGTGGATCAGCTCCCTGATGACATCAGGCAGCAGATCTTGGAATCCGACGCGGGGCCAACGGTGATCTGCAATTGGTTGAAGTCGCTTGGTTACGCCGATGCGACTGTCAACAAGGTGGCTGCCCTTGTCCGCGACCGTCAGGCCAACGGGTGAGTGAACTAGAGGAGTTCGCCGACCACGCGATCCTGCTTGAACGACTCAGCCGAGTCGAGAAGGCTCACGGTAAGGCGAAAGCTGAACTTCGGATAAGCCGGGACCAGGCGTCGGCGCTCGCTGCCGAACGTGACGGGCTGCTGGCTCGTATCAGCGTCTATGAGAAGGCAGCCGGGAAGAAGCCGCCGAAGTGGTTGACGCCGAAGGCCCCGAAGAAGAAGACCTCGGCGACGGTTGTCGCTGTTCTGTCGGACACACATTGGGACGAGGTGGTGCGGCCCGAGGAGATCGACGGGGCGAACGCCTATGACCGTCGTATCGCCGAGCTTCGGTTGAAACGGTTTTCCGACAAGACCATCGAGTTGGCCCGCGACTACGTCGCTGGCGTTGACATCGACGGTCTGGTGCTGATGCTCGGAGGGGATTTGATTTCTGGGCACATCCACGACGAGTTGGTGGAGTCGAATGAGGCGTCGTCGTTGGCGACGGTGGTGCATTGGTCGGCACAGTTGGCTGCGGCGATCCGGCAGTTGGCTGACCATTTCGGCAAAGTGCATGTCCCGTCGGTGGTTGGCAACCACGGGCGGATGAAACCCGGTAAGCCGAGGATGAAGGGCCGGGTGCGGGACAACCTCGACTGGTTGTTGACGACGATGACGGCGAACCATCTGGCGGGCGACGAGCGGGTTAGTTGGCAGATACCGGATTCAACGGATGCCCTGGTGGACGTGTACGGCACCCGGTTCTTGTTGACGCACGGCGATCAGGTTCGGGGTGGTGGAGGTGGTGTCGCCGGGTTGCTTCCTCCGGTTTTTCGGATGCGAGAAAAGAAGCGGACGAACACTCCGTTCGACGTGATGGTCATCGGGCATTTCCACCAGTTGAATCTCGCTGCGGCCACCGGGCTGGTGGTCAATGGGTCCACGAAGGGACCGGACGAGTTCTCTCGGATCTTCAATTTCAAGGACGAAGCGCCTCAGCAGGCGTTCATGGTCGTCACCCCGAAGTACGGGGTTTCGATCCAGGCACCCATCCATGTGATGGACAGACAGAAAGAAGGTTGGTAATGGACTTCACGCGCGACATGGGAGAGAGGCTGCTGGCATCTGGTGCGCAGGCGTTTCTCGGCGTTTTCACGTTGACGGACCTCGGGTCTGCCGAGGCTGGCATGGTTGCCGCCGGTACGGCGGTCCTGGCGATGGTCAAGGCGTGGGTGGCGTCGATGGTCGGCACCAAGGGCACCGCGTCTCTAGCCGACTAGGACTAGGTCATTGCCAACTGTGCGACAGTTGCGAAAACCTCTCAGCAATCTCTAGCAGTTCACTTGTGGGGCCGTCGGGAGTGTCAAAGAGTCGGCTCATTGTGACAATCCACGTTCCAAATACTGGGTCGTCCTGAGTGAGGAACGAGACGCTCGCAGTGGCTACATCTGGGAAGGTCTGTTCAATATTGAAAGACACTTTGTTCTCACGCAGGTTTTCTATGTATGGGCCTGCGATGAATTGTTGTCGCCATTGTCCGAGATAGCCATATTTTGCCTGATGCTTGAGTTCGTCGGCCAGATTCAAGACAGCGGCTTGGAGCCGATACGTACCAAGCACGGTGGCCGCGAGTTCCATCGCGTCGTCAAGCATTTTGTATGAGCGGGTGTCGAGCCGCTCATGTAGACGGTTTATTGAAAGCCGCTGTCGTCGCCACGGGGCGTACTCGGTGACGAGTTGAGTGTCAAAGGTGTAGCGAGGGTTGGAATCTAGTGTCGCCATCTTCAGACCTTCTTTTCTTCCATAACGGCGAGAGCGTTCTTCATCCGATCTAGTCCCTCTTGCCAATTTTCCAGACCAGCTTCACGGGTGTCGAGGTAATCGTTCATTTCTTCCACAACGGACTTGATTGACGATTCGCTCTCGGCTCCAAACAACTCCCATAGGAATCCGGTTTCGACATCCAAGAACTCGGAGACCAGGTGAACGTGGGTTTCGAAACTCGCTAGCCCCAATTCAAGTCTGACGATTGTGCCGATCGGTACCTTCATCAAGTCCGCTGCATCTGCGACTGTCAGGCCAAGTGCTAGGCGCTTCTTCGCCATAAGGTCAGCGAGGACTCCTGTGACCGGCGGATTATCTACCTTCAGCAATTCACCAAGGACCGCTCTGATTTCGATGATCTCGTTCTTCACGTCTTGGGTCACAGCCTTAAATGACTCTTGGGTTTCCTCCAGCACCCCCTGCATGTCCCGAACGGATTCGACAATTTCCAGAAAGTCCTGGTCTGCTCCGGCTGGGGCCTCTAGGAGCCGCAGGGCACGCGACTCCGAGATCCCAAGCCACCCGGCTATAACCGGTATGTCCTTGTAGGGCTTGGAGTGCCCCAACTCAAGCCGAGACATTTTGGTTTGCGTGAAACCAAGTTCGTCAGCAGCCTCGGTCTGAGATTGGTTCAGCAGTTTCCTGTGCTGAACGATCTGTCGTGCGAGTCCGTTCAATTTGGCAAGCTTTCTCTCCGCGCCACCATTGTTGGTGACGACTGATTATTACTCGCTAGTCGCTAATAAAGCAATATTCAATATCGGCGACCGGTCATCGCGTCCCGCAAATGTTCCGCTGTCGCCAGCTCGATGTAGTGCTGAGTCGAAGACAGGTGCGAGTGGCCGAGCATCGCCTGCACGGCTCGCACGTCTAGGCATTCCCTGTACACGTCGGTCGCTGCCGTTGACCTCAGCGAGTGCGCCGACTTGCCGTCATATGGTCCGCGCTTCACACCGGAGTTGTTGAAGATCCGGTTCATCCGATGGTTGACAGACGCTTTGCTCATCGGTTCAAAGGTTCCCTTGGTGGACAGCAGCGGGCCAGATCGGTGCCCGATGACTGCGAGATGCCTGCGGATCACCGAACACGTCTGCTCCGACAGTGGCAGCACCCGGCCCCTGTCACCCTTGCCGTGCAGATAGATCTGCCGATTGTCGAGATCCACGTCACCCACCTGGAGGCGACGCACCTCAACAGAACGGAGGCCCTCTTGCACCATGAGGGTCGCCATGACTTCACAGACATGACCTTTCGCAGAACGATGGTCTGCGTCGGTTCGCCGCGCAGCCCTCAGCACGGCTGTCACCTCTTCGGGCTTCAACGGCTTCGGCGTGGGTCGCGTTGCCTTGGGTGCTGGGATCAGTTCGGTCGGGTCAGCATCCAGGTAGCGGCGTTGCACCACCCACCGGAAGAACGCTCGCAGCGCGTTCCTTCGTGACCGCTGGGAACTAGGCGACAGCTTGCGGTCGTGGACCCAAGCGGCCAACTCCTCTGTGTCGAAGTCCTCAAGGGTCTCAACGGAATGCTGTTTGGCGAACGCCTTGATGTGGTTCCGGTAGCCGATCTCTGTGTCCTGCGCGTAGGCGGGACGACAGGTTGACAGCCACTCCTCTACTAGTTCGGTCACGGTCATCCGCATGGTTTAGCGCGTTTCCGGCACTATCGCTAGTCGCAGGTACTTGCGTAATGTCACATGGTTCATATAGTCTGACTCCAGAAAACATTGGAGGAGAGCCACCCATCGTCATATTCATGTGGTTATAAACCGTTGCGGTTTTGAGGCCTAGTTCGACCGTCCGGTCGAAGTACGGACTCTTTCGGATACGAGATCCGAACGCCAGATGAATTGCCACGGGTTGCCCTCCCTGCTTGCCCACAGAGGGGGATTTGTAATGAGCGAAGAATACAGCACAGACGGGATCGTGGCTAGCACCCTGGATCTCTTCTTGCGGAATGAACGGCGCTCTGAGGGTGTTCGCCCGACGGCGTGCGGCACTGGGCTGCGAGGCAGTCAGGCATACAAATGTGACCGAGAGGCCGCGTTAGAGGCGGCGCGTGTCCGAGAGTGCGAAGAGCTGCCGTATACGACTCTTCTTGCATTCAACTTCGGCGATGCCATGCACGAGAAGGTGCAAGCGGCTTTGCAAGCCCTGTGGGGAGATTTTGAATCTGAGGTGAAGGTCGATCTTCGACCCCTCGGATACAACTGCTCTGGTCACGCTGACGGCCACAACGTCATTGATGACACGGGAACGGTCATCGAGATCAAGACGATGAAGGCTTACCCGTTCAAGTTGGCTAAGGGCGGGGAGTTCAAAATTGAACATGCCTTGCAGGCCGGGATCTACGCCTTGGGCCTCGACGCTGACGCGATCCACCTTGTGTACATCTGCAAGGAAGGCAATTTCAGAGACAAGGTCACTGCCGGGGACACGCTTGAGTTCCGTATCGGCATGGACGAGGTCGTGCCGGGTTACGGCCAGACGTTGCGTTCCCTCGTCGTTGAAGAACTTGACCGGCTACAGCGGGTGTGGGACCAGGTGAAGGACGGGGTGGTTCCTGCCCGGTGGATTCCCGGTCATGGTCACGTCGAGCAGGTGCCTTCGTATCTACAGAAGAAGGTGTCGCCGTGGAACTGCGCGTACTGCTCGTTTAACAGTGCTTGCCGGTCGATGCCGACTCAGGCGGTGCCTGTCGAGTTCGCTCCGACGGCGGTTAAGGAGTCTTGGAACCCGCCGGTTGAGGCAGAGGTGGCGGCATGAGCGATCAAAAAACCTTCGATCCCGACTCGCCGATGCAGATGGTTCTGATTGGTCATACAGCCACCTTTGATATGGAACTCAGTGTCCGTGAGATCAAGCTCGTTATTCGGGGGTTGCGGAGAGAGCGCAAGTCGTTGCGTCAGCAGTTGAATCACGCCGCCGCCCATGCCCACCGGGTGTCCCGGCCGTCGCGTCTGCAACGCGAGTTGGTGGCGGCCGATGTGCTGCTCGGGAAGTTCAATCAACTCAGGTCGTGGAGGTTCGAGGACCGGGTTGCTGCCGAGGGGTTGAACGAGGCCGACAGCGAGGTGGCGGCATGACCTCGACCATGATCAGGCAGTACGAAGGGCTTGACCGTGTCACAAAGGCGCTTGTTGACCGTCTCATAAAGGCTCTCGCTTCGCTTGACGCGGCCGATGAACGCGCCGGTGACAAAGAGGTAGCGAATACGGCGGATCGGGTCGCCTGGTTGCGTCTAAGCCGAGGCCGGGTGCTGGTCGCTTGCGAAGATTGTGGAGCGTTGACCCGCCGCGACGATTTGCAGTCGTGTGTTGAAGGCGCTGGTAAAAGCGACCACACGATCGAGTGTTGCCGTGATTGTGCGCGGAAGTGGGTGGTGGCCGGATGACTGCCTTCCTTTCGTTCACGAATCCGCTGTGGTCGTACCTGATAGGTCCGGGGTTCTGCATCCTTGTCGGCTATTTCATTCGTGGTTTCATCGACCGGGTTGCTCCTGTTGACGTAGAGGTTGACCGGTGAGCCGGATCTACGTCCGATGCCCCGACTGCGTCCGGCACTTCATCAACCGTCGGATCGCCGTGAAGTACGACTGGCGGTGCAACGAGTGTGGTGCCCGCCTCCCACAGAAGGGAGACGAACAGTGACCGTCATATTCGACGGCGTCACCTACGACGCGACTTTGGATGAGGCCCGCTTGACCGGCCAACTCGCGAAGGTCCGCGACCTCATGGCCGACGGCAATTGGCGGCTTCTTTCCGGCATCGCAGGCCACATCGGGGCACCGGAGGCGTCGATATCTGCGCGCCTACGCGACCTGCGGAAACCAAAGTTCGGCGGCTTCACCGTCGAACGCCAACGGTTCTTCGGTGGCCTCTACATGTACCGCGTACTCCCACCAGAACAGGACGGCCAACTTTCTCTACTGGAGGTATCGAAGTGAAAGCCGAACAGGTAAAGCAGTGCCTGGTGCCGTTCCCACCGGAGGTCATCAAACAGAAGGGTGGGAGTTTCGCAGCGGACTACGTCGATCACGGCCACGTCACCGAACGGCTACTGCAAATAGACCCGGAGTGGACTTGGGAACCCTGCGCGACCGATGAAAACGGTGTACCGATTCTCGTAGTCCTCGGTCAGATGAGTTACCTGTGGGGCCGGATGACGGTCTGCGGGGTAACCAGGATCGACGTGGGTTCGGTCGAAACGAAGAAGAACGAGGTTCTCAAGGAAGCCGTTAGCGACTGCATCAAGCGTTGCGCTATGCGTTTCGGCGTGGCCCTACACCTTTGGATGGGTGAGGACATACCGGACAGGAAGGCAGCAGGGTCGGCGAGCGGGTCACGGCGCTCAACGGCTAATTCCCCCTCCAAGCCGTCAACTACCGGCCCTGCTGCCACTTCTGAAGTGACGCCTGAGGATTTGCTTGAGCTTGCAAGTCGGGCGGATCAGGTCGGGTTGAAACCGGAAGAGCTGCGGGCTGTCGCAGCGAAGGCTCTTGGCCGGTCGATTGAGAAGTCTTCGGACATCAAAAGCCATGAGGAGATCGAGAAGGTAATGAAAGCGCTCGACGCTAAGGAGGCTGCGTGATGGGGTATGCGAACGTGTCTGGTTTGTTCCGGTTGGCTGCGGAACCAGAACTGAAACCGATCGGGACTTCCCGGTCTGTGTTGAAGCTGCGGGTACGGGCAACGAACCGCACTCCGAAGAATGCACCAGCCACGTCGATGTTTTTCGACGTAGAGGTTTGGGGTGACCTAGCGGAGAACGCTGCTCCTTTGTTGTCGAAGGGCACTGAGGTGATGATCCAGGGTCGTCTTCAGGAAGACGAGTGGGAGAAGGACGGGGAGAAGCGACGCAAGTTCAAGGTCACAGCGTCCGATATCGGTGTCGCCGTGTCCAGGTTTTTGGATGCCGACGACACAGGTTTCCGCCCGACCTCGTCGCAACAGGCCCGCGTCATCGAAGAGGCGTTCTAGATGGGTTCGTCTGCGAACAAGCGGAAAGGCACCCGGTTTGAGTCCGATGTCGTCCAGTACCTGAACGACAACAAGCCGTACTCGGTTGAGCGTCGCGCACAGCACGGCGCGTTCGACAGGGGTGACGTGGTTGGTGTCCCTGATTGGGCCATCGAGATCAAGAACGTCGCCGACTGGTCGAAGCGGCTCGGTTCGTTTGTCGCCGAAGCAGAAACGGAGGCGATCCACGCGGGCGTCCCGTTCGGAGCGGTCGTCATCAAACGCCGGAACGACTCGGTTAATCGGGCGTATGTCGTCATGTCATTAGAGCAATTCGTGGAGGTGTTGCCGTGAAGCGTGTTCGTCGCTGGTTCAAGTCTCGGCACGGCTTATTCACAGAGATACAGCTGATGGACAAGCTGATCAGAGACCTGACCGCTCAGTTGTATGTCGTTCAACATCAATGGGACGACTCGCAGGAGAGCCTGATCACGGTCTGCAAGGAGTTGCAGGACAAGGTCGAGTCGCAGCACCTCATATTGGCTGCGCTGGGTGCAGTTCAGGTAAATGATGGCTGAGGTGGCGCTGTTCGACCCGGATGAGAGCCACCGGAAATCTGCGAGCCAGATCTTTTCCGCCTGGTGGCGAGATCCGAATCGGAAACCGACACTTAAGGCTCATCGTGACACGACGATCATCAACCGGATAACTGAAGCCTTGGTCCACGGGTTTGACGAGGCGACGATCCGGCGGGCGTTGGACGAGTGCTGGAAGTTCAGTTCCACCCAAGCATGGGAAGTGGCGTTGAACATCGCGTACCGGAAGGTCCGCGAGGAGGCACCGCAGCTTTCTGCAACCCAGCAGGCGATCCTCCGGGTCAGGGCCAACGACGGTGGCTTGGCGTCGCCGACATGAATGGAAACTCTCTGCTGCTTGTCGCGGGGAGCGGGCCGAAGTGTTCTACGAAGAACGCTTCTACGACCTTGCCCGCTCGATCTGCGACACCTGCCCGGTGAAAAGGACTTGTTATGAGGTCGGTCGCCGACAGGACTGGGGCGTGTGGGGTGGCGTCACACGAGGATGGCTTAAGGAAGACGATGACGATTTCTCTAACTGACGTCCCTGACCAGGTTTTTGTGGTGCCGTGTGAACGTCACGACACCCGCTATCTCGCCATCAGGTCTGACGACCCGGACGAACAGGAAGCGGTCGTGTTTATCGCTGATGCGACTAGTGGATTTGAGGCGACGGTGTCAGCGATGGTGGAGACCGGTGTCGTACTCAAGCGTTCCACAGCTGCGGCTCTAGCTCATGCGCTTCTTGATTTTGCTTTGGAGTTGCAGGAAGAACCACCTGAAGAAGATGAGGAGCCGTGGTCTGGCCCTGAGTCGAATGGGCACGGTTGGCGATGAGCGCTACGGACCCAACCCCGAAGTGGATGAAAGAAGCCTTGTGCCGGGGCATGTCTCTCAATTTGTTCTACACAGACGAAGACGGTAGGCGGGCTTCCACGGCACAGGCCAAGAAAACCTGCATGGATTGTCCGGTCAACAGGGACTGTCTTCACGACGCGATTAAACGCCGCGAACCACATGGCATATGGGGAGGGATGACCCCCAGCCAGCGTGAGCGATACACCGCTACACGACTTGTTGTCCACACAACTGAGTCATTTCGACGTTATGGAAGCCGGAGGGTGAGTTGATGGCTACACGACATGAACCTGGCACGTTCACTGGATGGAATAAAGGGTCGCGGTTCCCGTTCGACCTGTGGTTTGACGGCAGCGAGTGGGAGCTGAAATACCCGGACATTGATTCCCGAATGGGGTTTGAGGATTTCTCCAAGTACGCGCACAAGGTGGCAAAACAGCGTGGGTTGAAGCTGCGAACGAAGCGTGCGGACTGGGACCCGCAGCGCTCCGAGTGGACGACGTTGTGGCTTCAGGCATACGACCCGTATGAGGGGCCGTCGGAATGAGCCTCACGCCGAGTGGTGTTGACACTGCGTTGACGTTGCAGCAGTTGAGGCGGATTCGCGGCGAAGACTTGGCTCCGGTGCCTTTCCCTGACGAAGACGAAAAGGACTCGGAGGAGTGAGCAAGTTTGAGCGCGGACCAGCGCGCCGTGACGTTCGGGTCTACCTAACGCTCGACGACCTCGCAGAGATCCTCGACGTTGAACCTGACCGGCTTTCTATTTCACATGTTGATCAAGCACCGGATTCAAAAACACACGTTGTGAGGATTTGCCTTACGGAAAAGGAAGACGGTTGGGAATGATGTCGTTCGATCACTGGCTCCGGCTTGGAATCGAATTGGGCCACTGTGGCCCGGCTGTGTGCGACACGCATGACGGCACGCCGATGACCGAAGAGGAAGCCGAACAACGCTTCGACGGCGGTGAACCCTGCATCCATGTGATCCGGCCATACAGCAGCCCAGACCACAAGAAAGAAGTCGAAGACGCGCACCCTCCTTCGACATGGCGAGACACCTGGACGAAAGCGAGTGGACTCCATGACACCTGACGAAGCCGACAAAGTCCTCTTCACAATGGCAGCCATGTGGCCCCAAGCCAAGGTGGACGACGCAACCATCGCGATCTGGCGCAACCGGCTCCAACGCCACGAATTCACCCACGTCATCAACACAATCGACAAACTCGCCGACCAAGCAAGATGGTGGCCGAGCTGGGCCGACGTGGTCGAAGGCGTCACCGCTCAGAAACGAGCCGAACATGCGAATCGATCTGCTCTACCGCCCGTACCGGTTGAACGGATGCCGTTGCCGGAAGTCAGGGCTGCGATAGCGGAGGCTCGTGCTGCGCTGCGGTAGTCACCTGTCGGGTGTCAACTGCTATGATTAGCGGTGACAGTTTCAATCCTGTCAACTAGGTAGAGCGGTCCCCCCGGCAACGGGGGGTCGCTCGTTTTTTGGGGGCTGCCGGGTGTCGTTTCTTTTTCCGGTTAGACGCGGAAAGGCCCGCCCCGAAGGGCGGGCTGTTTCCTTGGTGGTTCCAGTCGGGGACTAGGTCTACGTCAATTGACTACGACGTTCCTTTCACCGTTGCCGCCGCCCGATCAGCGACGACTCGCCACGGCAGGCCCGTCGGCCATCCGGCTACAGGTGCTGTCGTAGCCCGCGCGTAAAACCGCGGCTGATCCCATCGATGCTGGCCGATCACTTCCCCGTCGGCAACCCAGACAAAGATCTCCTCGCGATCACCGTCCTGATGTTCTTGATCAGACCATGGTCCGCATACGAGTATTTCGACGTGATTGTGGCCTTCGTCGCAAACCTCGGCGGATACCCCCGCCGCCACGCAGCGCTTGACAATCTGCTCCGCCACCCGTCTACGAGAACTAGGAGTACTCATTTCTCCACCTCCGTTTGGCGCTCGACCACCCCGTCGATGTCGCCGCCACATGTGGGGCACTCCCCCAACGCACAACTTCTACCGTTCATCGGTTCGCCTCCCCTGAGCGATGCGCCTGAAGAATAATCGTTAGCTCATCCAAACAATGATGCCAAGACTCCTCCGACAGTCCAGCGGACATGTCGCACACAGCATCAGCCATGCTCGTCACCACCTCATCGAGGTTGGTAGACAAGCGCTCAACAGTTTCTTCGTCAGCCATTTCCGACTCCTTTCAACTAGGTACCCACAGTGTACACGCATATACCCGGTAAAGAAAAGACCTGTCGGGTGTCTGTCGGGTGTCTGTCGGGTGTCTGTCGGGTGTCTGCCCAACCGTATTTTCGGGACTTTCTCGGTTTCGATAGCTCTATTTCTCCCCAGCTCCGATTGGGATAAATCACCCGACCCCTACACGCGAGAGACCCCCGGCCGTAGGGTGACCGGGGGTCTCGGTAGGTGGATGGTTGTCTAGGTCGGTTGGTTCATAGTCTCCGATTCTGCCCGGTAGTAGGCGGGGTGATTATCACACCCGCCCATACCGGCAACGATTAGACCGACGATTAGCAAAATTCGGATAGCCACTAGAGATAGTCCACTAGGTCTCCGTCCGCGATCTCGCGGACGTCTACCCCAGACTCATCTGCGATGGCTTGCCATACGGTTTCTTCTGTTATTGGTGCTCCGGCGGGTAGGTGGTCGTACCACGTAGGTCGGTTCCTGTTGGTTTTACTCATGGTCCGCGCCCCTAGTGAATCGGGAAAATAATGTCAGGGGCGGAATCGATACCGGAGACCGGTAGGCATGCTCGACACTTATAGCACGCGCCTACCGTCTCACCGCGGGATTCCACTACATGACCCATCCGGCCGGAATCGACCGGGCAGACCAACGTCCGCCGCGTATCGGTTCCGCGTATCCGCCGTAATAGGTCCGCGCCATGGT